GTGTCTACCAATTCCACCATCCGGGCAACTGCGGTGGTCTGTCGAGACATACTATACCAGCCAACCCATTCTAGTATAGTATACGTGCCTGGTCACCATCCACCGCTACCAGGGATCTTACAGTGAGATTAGAGCAGACCCGGAGTGCCTGCGCCTACCGACTCACCAGCAGGCTTAACACCTTTAACCGGGTTGTTATACTCTCCCTCTACGACGTTACCGTCGCGATCCTTCTTAGGCTCCTTACCTACGACTACGACGCACTTAGCGCCTACGAAGTCCTGTAGGTCTGGATCGAACTTCTTATCGCGAACCTTCTCTTCGGGTACACCTAGAGCGATGAACCATCTAGCGATCATGCCCTTCATCTTCGCAGCCTTCGCAGCATCGTAGTCATTCGGAGGAATGACGAACTGCTGGAACACGCGACGGTTGTTAACAGCCTCGTCTACCAGACGATACTGAACCTTGATGATCGGTGTACCTACAGGCATCTTACCGCCCGTATTCTTAACTGCGTCCATCGAAACCTCGTGTACCTCTGCGTTATACCTACCGGGGTCGATTGGCTCGAAACCGGAAAGGTCTGCATCGGAGAGGTTAAGAAGGCCAGGTGACATATTCTCTAACTCCATTCAGTAAGTAAGTAAGTGGATGCTATGCTTCTGCTGTTTTGGAACCTGTGATATATTCCCACATCAGCGGCACCGACGGATTTTCCAGAATCCCGGGAAGGGACTGTGTACGATCCTTTGCAACTACACGGTTAGTACCCTGAGTCTGTAGTGTTCTGGTAATCACCCCCGATCCAGGCTCAACCTTCGTTTGCATGAAACCTACAATATCCATGAAGCCAGGGATATCTGTGCGTAGCTTACCAGCAAAGCCTGGGAAGTATTTGATCGGCTGCCCTTCACCCTGCTCAGTTGCTACAGAAGCGGTATAGATTACGTGACACGGTAGATCCCTGAAAGCTCGGACGATCTTACGCATATGCGATCTCGCCTTACCCCACTCACGCTGCGACGGTACATCAATATCTACCTTATCAGGGTTTCTGTTGTAGGCATCGCGCATGATGATTCGCATATCAAGATCGGTAAGCTCGGTAAGCGAGTCAATCCCGATACAGTTGATACCCGGAATATATGACTTCCCTGTGGAGGGGTCTTGCTTAATAGCCCCGTACAGCTTAGCGTAAATATCTTCGAGTTCTGACATAGAACGAATAGCCTTGCGACGCAATCCCTTACGCTTGCGGAGCGTCATTAGACCACCTTCTACGTCAAGCAGAAATAGCGGCGAGGTTTCATCGTGATCTTCGGCTGTACCTGTCAGGAATGTCTTACCGCTTCCTGGGTCACCATAGATCAGAATGTTCATCCAGTCTACGTCTAGCTCAATAGGCTGGATCTGTAGTGCTGCTGCTAGATCATCAATTTCTCTCTGATCGGTTACTACTGGCTTAGCCGTCGCTGCCATGAACGGCACCTTTCTCTAGTTGCTTAACTGCTCTATCGTAGGCTTCTTTGGCTAACGCTTCACTGTTGAACACGTACAGATCACGTTGTCCATTTGGTTGTTCGACTAAGATTCGATAATCTGTGTAAATCAAATCAGCGCCGTTAATCTGTGCCCATACTAGTTCCATAACAGTATCGTTGATTCGGCCGTAAGTTCTAGTTGACACCTTGGAAACCTGCTGTTACTAGCATTTCGTTTAGTTCGGTGAGAGAGTGCATCATACAGTAAGGAACGCCTTGTACCTTGCAGAAGGTAGCACTACCACAACCTCTACTCGCACAACGCATTTCCCTATCGAACCATCTAAGCGGGCCGCGCTGGTTACTTGCGCGGATTACCTCTTTCGGCTTAAGCAGCTCAGTAATCTGTTCTTGTGTTAAGCCCATTAACAATCGCCCTATCAATAGCCGGCCAAAGATGCGGACACCATTCTTCTACTATACTCATGGCTTCTTCTACTTCTGGCTCTAAATCATCCTTTCCAGATAGAATCATAGACGGTAGAGCCTCAGCCGCATTTAAAGCATCTAGATATGGAATACCTTGGGTGAGATCAAGTTTCATTAGTTATCCGTCGTGCTGTAGACGACGTGATGTGCGGGGCGCCCGTCGCCCCCGCCGCCAAGATCGTTAGGAGCGTGATGGAACAGGGCTTTTGTTTCTTTGTTATTTGTTGAACTCTTCATAGTCTCGCTTGTGCTTTAGATAGTGCTCTTCGGCTGCGGTGCGCTTAATAGAATGCCGACAGCCTTTACAAGTTAGCCACCACCTATCTGTGGCGTGTAGTTCAAAGAGGTTAGTCCAGTGAGTATCGGTGAGTAAGAACTCTGCTGCCGGATCAAACTTCCGAAAGAAATCTTCCCGTTTCTCGTTGTATGAGCGTTGGTTGAGTAACCTCTGGATTTGCTCTGGTGAGAGTGCTGCGATCATAGTCCTCTAAAGAACAGATATATGATTGCTACGATTGCAAGCATTCCTACGATTAGGACGATTGCTGCCGGCCATGTAGGATGCTCTTCAAATCTCGTGAGATAATCTGCTGCGAGGTACATTAGCGATCCCTGTTTGAGTGGTAGTTGTCGCGGATTAGCTGCTGGTAGTCTGCGCGATCTTGCTTGGCTAGACACGGTGAGCGGAATTGGCAACCCTTACATAGCCAGTCGTTTGTCATGTTGGGGTAGATACGCACGTTGGGATCTAGCATATCTAGCGCCTCTAGATACAGCCGCTCACCTGCGGAGGCTAGCCAGTTCTGTGATCTGCGTACATGACGCCTAACAATAAATTGCTCGTCGCCAACTTCACGTAGATAGTCTACGTATGCCTGCTGCTTATCTGATAGCGGGACGCCTGGGGCATTACGCGCGATCCACGCCATGAGCATTTCATACGTTGTTGACTCGTTCTGACGATCAATCGAGAACATGCCGTTTTTGAGTTCTGTTGGCGGCTTGGGATAAGCCTTACGCAAGACATTGTATAGAACTTCCTCCATAGGTGAGCCTTTCCAGGGTAGGCCGTAATAGTTAGCCTCAACCTGGGCAGCATGAAGATAGCTGGTACACTGCTCGTCTGTCTCTAGCTTATCGAAGTAGTCGTCACCGATAGCTGCTGCTGTCTTGTGATCCATGATACCAAGTCTTGAGTTTTCTAGATTAACTTTGATTGCGTCCATGCGACCACGCGCATGAACTTCAAGACGATTGCCGTAATTTGGTGAATCTTCGCGTAGATCAATTGCTGTTAAAATGCGATTGTTCGCATAGTCCCAAACGGGAATGGAAAAATCGTGCTCTACCATAAGAACACGAAAAGACCTGTCGGCCTTTTGTGCATACTCACTATAGAACATCATCATATTCAGCCCGAGCTGGTAAAGCTCGTCAAACTCGTCACCATCAGCGTCAGGCAGAATATCCTCTAGACCGCGTACTTGCCACAACATGGGGACTTGCGTGCCTGTACTAATTTCAAGGGCGGGTGTACCACTCATCGGAGCTGATACTTGGCGAGGATTCAGGTCGTAGACCTTATCTAGCCAATCTACGGTAACTACTCCACCGCGCCATTGAATTTGGAACCAAGTTTTCCAAGTCTCAACAGGATCTCTCATCAGCCCTGGATTATAATGTTGCTCAAGACAGTAATGAATTCCAGTTCCAAACCATAATTCTGGCTTGATTCCCAAAAGATCAGCTCTTTGGACAAGATTTGATCTAGAAGGGCTAGACCAATCCCAGTATTGTCTGCATCGCTTGAACGCGCCGCGATCGGATGCGTGGATAGGAATAATATCCCACTTAGTAGGAAGTTCGGGTGGATGATATGCTGGTAGTTCAGAAATTTGTGCGAGCGAACTCACCGAAATTCTCCAATGCTGATTTGTCGTAAGCTTTAGCTGCTTCTTCTTGTGAAGAGAAGTAACCAAGATGCTTTCGTTTCCCGTTTAGATAAATATATGCTACCCACTTACCTCGATGTAATGTTACACCCTTAAATCGAGAATGGTGAATAGTTTGATGCTTCCCCCTATTCTGAGAGTTTTGTGCTCTGGTTGCCGGTCTTAGATTGAGGCGTCTATTATCAAGACCGTTCCCATTAATGTGGTCTACAGTCGGAGCATCCGTATCTAGTAATAGTCTATGCATATAGACCATTCTGTAATTAATTTTCGTTCCCGCTACAAAGCCGATACGCTGCCTTACTGCGAACCATTTATATTTGGAGAGTTCTTCCAGATCACTAAAATCCACAAGAGCTACAAGCCCCTGCGTTAGAGGAATCTCTGCGGTTTCTAAATCCGCCGGCATTGCTGTCAAGAATGCCATTCCTTTCAGTTATTGGTGAGTAGTGCTTAGCGGGGTAGCTCAGCTAGGACGGGAATTCTGGCTGAGCTACCCCTTTCGTAGCGAGCCGAGGCCGGAAGCCTAGCAGACCTGCGGCTTCGTGTCAAGTGTGTATTAAACCTGTAGAAGCTGCCTAAGTGGGTAGCTCTCACATTCATTCCAACGCTTAACTGCCTCATCATCTAAGATCAATCGTGCGTTAGCTTCTACATCGTACTTATCTAGAGCCTCTGGCACCCATGCCTCACCATTTGGGCCTGTAGAGGCTGTAGGCGCTACCATCGTATTGGGCCATTCAGCTACGATAGCCATTCTGTGAAAAGCACGCTTCCATTCCTCAAGTGTTAGTGGCTCACTCATGTTGATCCCCGAACTTGTGGCCGATTTCTTCGAGAAGATCATCTAGCATCGGACCATGCTTGTTTACCCACTTGCGGTAACTCATATCGGTTGACTTCTCGAATGAGGTAATCATGCGTCGGCGGATAGCAAGCAGAGTAGTACGATACTCTTTCGCATCTTCCTCTGTGATGATGTATCCCTTAGCCATCTTTCTCGTTTTCCTTTGGGAAGTTGAAGTTGGTGAGAGTAGCTGAGCGAATTACTGGCTTAGTGCGCGTACTAACTCCATTAGCTGGAATATACCAGCGACCCATATCTTCTTCCATCTGTTCAGCAGTTTCGTACTGATACTCAAGTAGTCTTAGCACTCTAATCATCGGCGTCTGCACCCGCTCTCGGTAGATGGAGTACGTCAGGAAATACGTGATTGAAATAATTCTCTAGAGCGTGGCGTGGTGAGACGCCTTCTGCATGAACGCCAGTCTCTACCTCAATAGCGTGATACCACTCTTCGTCCTCTTTTGGCTTATAACACCAGAAAGTGTAATCTCTGATACTACAGGCAGATACGTGTAGCTTCCAACGAATTTCGTGAGGGAATTCGATAAAGCCTAGTGCATCACGATCTTCACTAGGATCGGCCTCGTCAGATAGTCTACGCTGTTCTTCATTAACAGCCTCGATAAGCTGCTCTAGTTTCTCAAACCTAGTTCCCATCATCTTATTCTTAAGGGCGAAGTTCAGAGCTTCTTGATGATCCTCAAAACGCTCAATTACTAAAGGCTCACTATCATCGTTAGCTAATACGTCACTCACTACTACCCAATCACCAACAAGTTCGTCTTTTTCTACTTTAAGCATCTTCGTCGTCCTCGATTTCTGGATCACAATACTCACAGCCGTCACCGACTGGTGGAATCTGATCCTCGATATCTACTCCCGACGTATCGTAGATTGTCCCACAGTATTTGCATCGTAGGGTACAATGTCCGATCTTGACTAGTGCATCTGGTAAATCAATCATCTTCGTCGTCCTCTTCGTCGGATACGTAGTTGCCAGTTCCGAAGATTTGCTTGAACCAGCCTAGCTTTTCGTTGTTGGCATCGAGGATACGATAATCTACCGTTCCTTCTGCACGGATATAAATAACCTGCGCCGCACCAGTCTGTCCTGGTCGGAAGATACGACCGATAGCCTGAGAGTTATCTTTCGGTGACCAAGACTGGTCTAGGAAAATGGCACGATGCGCTGATGTTAGATTGATTGACTCCGAGCCAACCGCCAGCGTGCAGAGGAATACCTGGTGTTCTTTCTTTGGCCACGTGTCATGCCACATTTCATATCTTGCGGAATCATTCATTTCCGAACGTAGATGGAGATACGGAATGTTTGCCTTCTCTAGTCGCTTCTTTAGTAGCTCTAGAGGATCGCGGAAGTTGGAGAACACAACGATTTGATCTCGATTCTCACTATCCCACTCTAGACCTTCGATGATCTCCATAGCTGCGTCTAGCTTGGCAGATGGTTCGACTAGCTCTACTTCGATAACTCGCTTCTCATCACGCTCATTCCAGTAATCAGCGGTTACCTTCGGAGTTGCCACGCAAATCTGCCGTAGTCTGTTAAGCATCGACAGTACGTTGGCTGAGTGTAGCGGGACACCTTCTGCATCTAGTGTTGCTAGATCAGCCTTGATTTCATCGTACATTCTCTGCTGAGTTGGGTTAAGCTCAATTGGTACGACAGTCTCGATTGGTTCTGGAATATCAGGGAACGTTTCGAGCATTCTGCGACGTACACCGACACTATGGATAATCTCACGGAACTGATCTTCTGCCTCAGGCTTTAGTCCTACGATCTTGCGATAGCCTGACCAATCATCCTCTTCGCAGAATGTCTCGCGGAACTTCCAATAGCTAGTGTAGACATTCGGATACAGGAAGTTGAGCAGTGACCATACCTCTGCCGGATTGTTGATGAAGCCAGTACCAGTCATAATATGACGGTTGGCTGCACGCAGCTTCTTAATGTTGCGTGTCCACTGAGCATCGTGATTCTTCATACGATGCGCCTCATCTACAATCACCATATCCCAATGCATCCTGAGAAGCTGATTACATGCAGGAATCTCAGTAGCGAATGTACCATCGGCATTGAGAATTTCCACCATGAATTCCTTACCATCCACTACCTGCTTACGCTTTAGAATCTTCGGCTGGCAGGCACGATTGGTAAAGCAGTGGTAATGGGCAAGTACCACTACCGGACGCATCTGTAGCGGATTCGGCAGTTCTACCTTAAAGCGTGTCACTGGCTTAGAGCCTACGACAATCGCATTACCCTGTGGGCTTGCAGTATAGACGTCCCAATGCGGAAGTACCTCGGGCAAACTTTCCAAGTAAGTACCCTTACCTGACTTCGTTGTGATAACCAGCACACGTGGGTTAGGAATATGATGCAGTTTAGCATCCATAAGCCACTCCACTGTGGTGGTTTTCATGCAGCCCATCTCAGACCAGTTTGCGGAAGCTGGCATTTCAATCAGGCGGGATAGATCCTCGCGCTGGAAGTCGTGCATCTTGAACTTACCAGACGGACGCTTCTTAAGTAGTGGCTTGCGCTCAGTTGCTGTCATGATTTACCCCGCATTGAATGACGCGCAAATTACCTTACCTGCCGGATACGCTTCTGTAGTTCCGATGTGTTCTACCTTAACATCTTCTGGTGAGGCCCAGCTACCCCAATCATCATACCCGGATCAGTCAAGCCAACGCTTACCCTCCCCACTCCAAGTATATCCTACATCGTC